ATCAGTTCCTGCTGGGATGTTGGGAAAAGCCGTATGGCGTCGAGAACTGGCAGGTTCCTGCTGTGGAAGTCGATGCGTGCGTGCGTGAGGCGTTCGACCGCTATTCGGTGTCGCGCATGTATGCCGATCCACCGTACTGGCAGGAGTGGCTTGCGAAGTGGTCCGGGGAATTCGGGGAAGAACGCGTTGTGGAATGGTGGACCAATCGCCGCAGCCACATGAGCCATGCCCTGGAATGTTTCGATACCGCCATCAAAGAGGGAACGTTTTCTCACGATGGCAATGAGGCGGTCACGCGTCATATCGGGAACGCGTATAAACGCGTGCTGAGCGAGAAAGACGAACAGGGCAAGCCTCTCTGGCTGATCGAAAAGGAACGCAGCGATTCGCCGCACAAGATAGACCTGGCGATGTGTGCCGTGTTGAGTCATCAGGCTCGCGTGGATGTGATCGCGACCGGCGCCTTGCAGGGGCAGCATGTTGAGGGCTCTCTGGTCGTCATCGGATGAGTTGGCTGAACTGGTTCTCAAGGAAACAGGCGGTCACGCTGTCGATCGACGAGGTGGTCCGCCGCATCGAGGCCATCATGCAGACCTCCTCAGGGATCACCGTGACGCCAGAGAATTGCATGGAATCGCCCACGGTCCATGCAATTGTCACAGGCATCACGCGACGCATTATTTCGCTGCCTGTACATGTTTTTCAGAAGTCAGACAGCGACGGTCGAACGAAGAAAGAACAACTTCCGAACCATCCCGTAGCGCGACTGTTAAAGACACCGAACGAGTGGCAAAGCGACGTGGAGTATTGGGAAGACGCCACTAGCCGTTTACTGCGCTATGGACGCTTTATCGCGTGGAAATCCCGCGGCCAGACCGGTCCTATCCGGCGATTGATACCGCTGATGCCCAGTGCCGTCGAGATTCTGCAGGACGACGATTACAACGTGACGTATCGTGTCACCTCGGGCGATGGCAGCCAGCGAGACTACACACCCAGGGAAGTGCATTATGCACGCGGACCGGCGCGGGATGGGCTGAAAGGCGACTCTCCGATCCATGATTGCCGGGAAGCGATCGCTCTGGAAATTGCGGCAGAGAAGTTCGGGGCATCCTTCTTCGGCGGTGGTGCGATGCCGGGGATTATTTTCAAATTCCTCGAGGGTTTCATCGGTTTCAGGACCGACGAGGAGCGCAATAAGTTCGTGAACGATTTCCAGCTGGCCTATCAGAAGCGCGGCCGCTTCCGGGCGATGCTGCTGCCCAAGGGCATCGACATCGGAGAGCAGGTTGGCATCGAGAACGATAAGGCGCAGTTTCTGGAGACGCGAAAATTGCAGCGCACGGTGATCGCCGGTGCTTTTGGCGTGCCGCTCTACATCGTTGGTGATCTGGAACACCAAACCTTCAATAACGCCGAACAGCAGAACCTGAACGCCGTGACCGATGTGGTCCTGCCGATCTGTCGCATTTTTGAATCGGCCATGGAACGCGATCTTCTGACGACGGAGGATCGCAACTCCGGTGTGATTATCCGGTTCAATATCGATGCACTGCTGCGCGGCGACTTCAAGACGCGCCAGGACGGCCAGAAGATCCAACGCGAGGCCGGTGTGATTTGCCCGAACGATTGGCGTGAGAACGAAAACATGAACCCGATCTCGAAAGAGAACGGCGGCGAAACGTACTGGCAGCAGGGCCCATCCGGTCAAAGCGGCGCCCGGCCTGCGCCTCCAGGAGGAACCCCAGCATGAAACCAACTCTTGATATCCCGCTGCACGTCAAGGCGCTTGGTACTCGCGAGTTCGAAGGCCATGGTTCGGTTTTTGGGAATGTTGATCTTGGCGGTGATATCGTCATGCCAGGCGCCTTCGCAAAGAGTATTGCCGAACATCAGGGGGCCGGGATGTTGCCGCAGATGTTTTGGATGCATGCCATGGATCAGGTCCCTGGCAAGTGGGTCGAAATGCGCGAGGACGATCGCGGTCTCTACGTCAAGGGCGTGCTGGCGGATACGCTGTTGGGCAATGAAATGCGCACGCTGCTGAACATGAAAGCGGTTCGAGGCCTGTCGATTGGCTACGTCCCGAATGATGTGGCCTACGACAAAGAAGGCAATCGGCTCTTGAAAGAAATCGACCTCTGGGAAGTGTCTTTAGTGTCTCTGGCCATGAATCCCCTGGCACGCGTGGAAGGCGCAAAATCACGCTTGTCGCGCGACGGGGAATATGTGCCGACCGAGCGCGAGTTTGAGCGCGCCCTGCGGGATGTAGGGTGTTCTAAAACGGTGTCGCGCATTCTGATTGCCAAGATTTTCGACGATGGCCCTGGTGGGATGCCAGGACCCCGGTGGGATGCCGGCGATGTCGAGGAGGAGGCTGTAGCGAAAGCGTTACATGCCCTCGATTCAATCACGGGATCCATGATTGGTGCTGCACTCCGGCGCTGATCGTTTTCCCCAAAAATCCCAACCCATCAAGCCGCCTTTTCGGGCGGCTTTTTAATTTTCGAAAGGGGCTTATGTCCACTTCATTCCAGTCCATCATGGACGCCATCGACAATCAGGCAAAGGCGTTCGACGCATTCAAGAAAACCAACGACGATCGGATTGAGGCAACGAAATCCGGCAACGAAGCTCGCGCCAAGGAACTCGACGCGCAGTTGAAAAAGATCGAGACCGATCTGGCCAAGTATGGCGACATCAAAAAAAGCCTCGAGGTGGAGATGCAACTCCATCGCGAGCGCATCGAGGAACTCGAATCGCGTAGCAAGCAGCCGGGAAAGACCGTCGAGGAGAAGGCGAAAGACGAATACAAGCAGGCCTTCATCGACTGGATCCGCCACAAGGGCCAGTCGCCGCACCACGAGCAGAAACTCTGGGAGCTCGGCAAGAAGGATGTCACCATCGGCACAGGATCGGCAGGCGGCTTCGGCGTTCCCGAAGAGATCTCCCGCATGATCGAAAATCTGGAGAAGAAATTCTCTCCAGTGCGCCGTTTGATCAAAGTCGTCCGGACCGGCACGAGTGACTACAAGGAACTCGTCAACATCGGCGGCGGAACGAGCATGGTTGTCGGCTCCGGCTGGGTCGGTGAAACCGATACCCGCAACGCCACGACAACGCCGCAACTGCGCGAAGTCACGCCGACCCATGGCGAGTTGTACGCCTATCCGCAGGCGTCAGAGTGGTCGCTCGATGACGTGTTCTTCAGCGTCGAGGAGTGGCTTACCAATGAGGCGGCGCAGGCCTTCGCCTACCAGGAAGGCGTTGCAGTGCTGACCGGCAACGGCACGAGCAAGCCGACCGGCATGCTGAACACCACGCCGGTGACGACCGCAGACTGGGCGTCTCCGCTACGTGCGGCGGCAGCTTATCAGTACATTCAAAACACGGTCGCCTCGCCGATCGTCATCAATCCGGACTCTCTGATCGATATGGTGTATGCGCTCAACAGCATGTATCGGAGCGCGGCGACATGGACGTTCAACAGCGTGACGATCGGCGCCATCCGCAAGCTGAAGGATCAGAACGATCAGTACCTGTGGGCGCCAGGACTGCAGCCCGGTCAGCCGGATCGCCTGCTCGGTTTCCCGTTTGAAACATGGGAACAAATGGACGACGTCGGTTCGGCCAAGTTCCCGGTGGCCTTCGGCGATTTCCGGCGCGGGTATGTGCTTGTTGATCGCGTCGGTTTGCGCATCACGCGCGACAATGTCACCAACGTCGGCTTCGTCAGGTTCTATATCCGTCGGCGTGAGGGTGGTATCGTTCTGAACAACGATGCCATCAAGTGGCTCCGGACGTCGTAAGTCTCCCGTCTCCCAACTCCGGCGGGGTTTCGGCCCCGCCTATTTTTTAATTTTCAATGAAGAAACGAAACGCAAAGAAACCGAGAAAGCCGGTTGATGTTCCACGTCGGAAGATGCCGGCTCCGGAAAACAAACTGCTGAAAAATGACCGAGTATCTAACAAGACCCCTGCGTCTGGTCATTGATCCGTTGCCATCGGCGTTGCCGGTAACCGCTGATCTGGTCCGGAAACATTGCCGGATCGATATCGGCGACGATGATGTATTGCTGGAGAGCTATCAACGCAGCGCGATCACCTGGGCAGAGGGGGCAATGCACCGGTCGATTGTCGCGCGTGCGCATGCGTGGACGCTGGAATGTTTCCCCTATCGTGGGATCCGGCTGCCTCGGGGCAAGACGCAATCGGTCTCATCGATCGAATATGCGTCCGGCGGCGAGATGCTGGTCCTCAATGGCCCGTCCTCAAGTCCTGTCGGCACGGGGTATCAAGAAGATCTGACCGATGATGACGGCGGCGTCGTGCAGTATCCGCTGGGCAGCAGTTGGCCGAGTCCCGACACCGGATCCATTTCGCCGGTTCGGATCAACTTTGCCGCTGGCTACCTGAGCGAGGAACTCCCCGAAGACATTCTGACAGCCGTGCTGTTTGCTATTGCCGATCTGTATGAAATCCGTGGCACCAGTGAAATGGAAAGCCTCGATGCAGCGGGCCGTTTTGCCGCTGTCCGCGAAACCCTGATCAGTCCTTATTGCCTTTCACGCTGGCATGCTGGCTCCTATCGATAAAATCTCCGACCCGCGCGGTAACGACATTATGCAGATCGTCGTGACCACGCGCTGCGATCGCAATTGTTCGAATTGCACGCAACTGTTGCCCTTCCGCGTCGACTATGCGTTTATGTCGCTGGAGTGTTTCGAGGGGGCCTGTATCTCGGTTGCCGACTGGCCGGGTCTCGTGGCGATGTTTGGTGGGAATCCCTGTGTCCATCCGCAATTTCCGGAACTTTGCCGGATCATGGCAAAGCATATTACGCCGGAACATCGCGGCCTCTGGACCAACAACCTGATGAAACACGGCGCCATCGCTGCGGAGACCTTCGGTCGAGGCGTCGGCCGCTTCAACGCCGGCGGATTG